CTGATGATTGGTTTAAGGACGGTGGGTTTAAAACTTACAAGCGACCTGCAAAAGAAAAATATGAAGTTGCATCGGAACCCGGTACAATTGATACTTTAGAAGGTCCTGTAAAATACCCTGCTGGTTTTTATATTATGACCGGGCCAAAAGGTGAAAAATATCCAATTAGTCCTGAAAAATTTAATGACCTTAAAGACGATTTAGGTGACGGAGTTTGTACGCCTAAGAAGATTATTAAGGTTGCTAAACTTGCAGATCACTCTGGATCAGTTGCTACCAGCTGGGGTGAAAAACTACACTACAATCCTGGGGAAGACTATATTGTTCGTCACGGTGAAAATGATTATGGTGTAGTAAAGAAAGATATCTTTGCACAAACTTACGATACATCTAACGTCAAATGAAATTCTTTGAACCCTTGCGTGATGACCTAATGGTTCAGCAACAGATCTCAAATAGTTGGGAACACATGGTGGGCGTTATCATGCTGAATCAAACAGGTCGTAAACCTGTCAAGATGACCTTACCAGAGTTCCTATATTGGTTTCCTACTCCCCATGCACTAATAGATGCCGATGAAGATTTTGTCAAAAGCATATTAGAGCCACTAGGCATGTCAAATGTACGCTACAAACGTCTTGTACAAATGAGTCGAGATTACTTGACCTGGGACGGAGATGATGCTACAATGTTATATGGTATTGGGAAGTATGGCAGTGATAGCTATGAAATATTTTTCAAACAGAATTATTCTGTAGAACCCACAGACAAAGAATTAAAACGATATTTACAAGAGGAAATTTAATGCCTAATCTAGTACCAATGGTAATTGAAAGTGAGCCGAAGGGCGAAAGAGCTTATGACATTTATAGTCGTTTGCTCAAAGACCGTGTTGTTATGCTAGACACGGATGTTAACGAGCATACATCGAGCTTGCTGGTTGCTCAGTTGCTCTTTTTGGAGAGTCAAGGTAATGAAGACATTAACTTGTTTATCAATAGCCCTGGGGGGTCCGTTACTGCTGGCCTTGCTATTTACGATACCATGCAATTTATTAGACCCGACGTCGCCACATACGTTATGGGACAAGCCTGTAGTATGGGTTCATTCCTTGCTCAAGCCGGCGCACCTGGAAAGCGTTTTGTCCTGCCCGAAGCCCGCACAATGATTCATCGTGTGAGTTCTGGTACCCCAGGCACACGTGGTACTGTACACGTACAGGAATTAGAGTTTGAAGATGCAAAACGCAGTTTTGAAGAATCTAAACGTATTAACGAACGCCTAACCGAACTGTATGTCAAGCACAATACCGCTGGAAAGACGTATGAACAGCTATTTGAAGCTATGAAGTTTGATACATTTTTGAGTGCGGCAGAAGCAGTAGCTTACGGCTTGGCTGATAAGGTAATCGAAAAACGCCCTTAAACTTTAAGTGCTAGGTCAAGTATTCTTGCTAGTTCTTCACTGAGTGAACTATTGTTTGTTAGCGGATTATTTGTTGCGGCGTTTGATAATGCATCAATACCTTTTCGTGGTCTAATGCTAGCAACTAAAGATGCCAATGCCGCATGTCCACTTCGTTTCCATTCCTTATCTGAACCCCAGTATCTTATCACAATATCGTCAGTATGAGCACCTGCTGAGTCTTTAGTAGCTACTCTCATTAGACCTACTACAATTCTTGTACTGGATAATCCTTTGGAGATAATAAAACTCTTCCCGTTAAAATCTCCAAACAATTTATTGTCTAATCCTATATAGGTAGAGCCTGACAACTTCCCACCATAGTAGTCTGCAAGATCTTGCAAAGTATCAGGCGCCTCGTCTTGATAAGCGCCTTTAAGCTGATCATCGTAACTGCTGTGATGAGCCATGTAGTTTCTAGGGCGCCATGAAATTAATATTGCGGCACCATTGGGTCCACGCAGACCTGCCGCTACCTTTGCATCGTCTTCTGGTAATTGTTTATCTATCTGACTAACATCGCCCGGCCCGTAGCCCGTAGGACTATCAAATTCAATAGGCAGTTGTGTACTTGGCTTATCATATTCTAGTTGGGTACGTCCGTATTTGTCTTTACTCATCAAGTCACGCAGGTTAGTACGTCCATATACTTTGCCTCTTACACTAGCAGGTGCATTGTCAGAAAATACAAACTGATAGAAAGGATGTTTAGGTTCCTTTGGCCAAGTGGTTCGATCTCTTGAACGTATGGGTGTTCCATTATAGTTAACAAAAATCTTACCCCAATCATCTTTGGCCCACTCAGTGTCAGGATCTACTTTGAACTGATCCATATAGTGATTGTTAGGATCAGCACCATCACCCCAGAACTTAGCTGGTCTATAAAACTTGTTGCCTTCTCTAGCTTGTATACTTTCAGGGTCGTAGTCACTTGATGTTATGGGGCCGCTTACAGCAGATGGGCCTGTGCTTGCAGTACTGTTACTGGCAGACTTGTCTGGAGCAGTATTCTTATCTAAATCTTTGTCTGATTCAGGTTTATCTGAAAAGAACTTATTAACACCAAGTGCCGTTGCAGCTCCTAGAGCTGCTGTGCCCAGAAATTTACCTAAACTTTCGGTAAGAGATATACTAACAATACATTCAGTCCTAGGGTCTAGTTCTCGAACTAGCTCACCACCACGCTCAATGTGCTCTAAGTGGTCTATTAGTTTTCTCAAATCATTCATATTCTTATCGATTTAAATTTTTATACTCTGTATAATTTGGGCGCCAATATTAGGAGCGCCAGTACTGACATGCACAACGACATCTAGGATCATATCATTGACATTGAAACTCTTTGCAGAAACATATACCGGGCCATTGTTTGATGGTACCTTATCGTTGTCACTACGAAGATTGCCTTTACCCCAAGTTGAGTAGTGCCTACCTATGCTAAGTTTTGTGTTGTAAAACAACATAGGACCAATCAAGATAAAATTCTTACCGTTCTTATAAGCATACGCCCAATTTATGGTTACATTCACACCCGGCTCGTTCATATCTGAACTGAATCGTTTAGGATCTACAGGTTTATATCCTGGTATCTGGGGAGCACCGCCGGGTAATTGCACAGCTTTACTTTGTTCAATAGCAGAGCTACTGAGGTAGACAGATTTGTTCTGCATCTCGTGAAATTTCTGTTGAAATGGTGTCCAATTTTTAACCATGATGCCTATATAATTTGCCGGGCTATTGGTAGGTACTCGCCATCTGCCTTCTGGAGTTCTCTCGTGAAAAGGTGTGGGGATCCACATACCTTGAGGATCTAAATAACCAAAGTCTGGTGCTGGCCTGATACCGGGCGGCCAATTTTTAGGATCAGCAGGATCATCATTAGGGCCAATTTTTGAGCCATCATGCCCGTTATTACCGTTTGGGTTTTTCCCACCATATTGGTCTCCGCTAGGGTTGGGGTTTTGGCCAGGCGTTGGTGTTGCTACTGGACCATTAGAAAAATCTGAAATATTAGCAACTGCGTTAGACTTATTTGATTGGGGTGTATCTAAGTCAGACTTATTTGAATTAGGCTTGTCTGATTCAGGTTTATTTGAAAAGAACTTATTAGCACCAAATGCTGATGCTGCTCCGCCAACTGCAGCACCTATAAGTTTACCTAAACTTTCGGTAAGAGGTACACTGACGATACGTCCAGTTGTAAGATCTAGTTCTCGAATTAGCTCTCCGTCGTTTTCGATATACTCTAAAAGGTCTATTAGTTTTCTCAAATCACTCATATTTCAAATCCTAGAAAGGTTATTCAGTATTTATATTGGTTGGCAAGATTCGCTGTTAAAAAAAGTCCGTAAAACACGGGTTTTTTAGAAATCCATAGTACACTATAAATAGCTATGTCTAGGAGTGTACTATGGCCCAGTTACCATTCGATTGGTCGGAATTAACCCGCAGTAACTTGTACTCTATGTTCTATTCACTTAACAGTGAAATAGTGGGCAAAGAGCTATCTCCTAGCCAAATCCAAAAACGTATTATTCGCCATATAAAAGCACATATACCCATTAAACTTAAAAAATGCGTATATGCACCTACTACAAAAGGGTTCGTTTTTATGGGAGGTGTGTATTACAGCGATTTGGATAAGAAACATAAGCCTGCCATTGAAGTTAATTTCAACTACAATCCTACAGACAAAAAATTAAAGCTAACTCAACATCGCTTTAAACGTATGGCTATTAGGTTTGCCGATGTTATGCTACATGAAATTATTCATCAGCGTCAATTCCGTAGCAGAAATTTCAAAAATATTCCTGGATATCAAAGTACAGCAGAATACGCTAAAGAACGTAAAAAGCAAGAGTATTATGGCGATAGAGACGAAATGGGTGCCCATGCTTTCAATTGTGCTTGTGAATTGATTGATCGATTTGGTTACGACCCTACATCTATTGCTAGGTATTTGGATTCAAACGAATGCCGCAGACATAAAAATTCCACCTGGAATGATTATCTAAAAGCATTCGATTGGAACCACGAACATCCAATTATACGTAGAATGAGAAATTTAATCCTGCGTAATTTGGAAAATGCTTACTACGGCAAACCATTTAAAACAACAAATCACTTGACATACTGATAATTACCCTGTATAATTAACACTTATACAGTTAATCATCGGAGTCAATATGAGCGTTTGTGCTAGCCACATTTGGGACTTAGAAACCCACAATTCCCGTTTAGATAAAGAAACAATCATCCTAACTATTGCTGAAAGTAGCAGTCATGCTACTGAGTTTTTTGAAGGATGCCGCCTTGCTCTTGACCCAATGATAACTTTTGGTATTAAACAAGTTCCGGAGAAAACAGATGAAGATGGCCCTGGGTTACCTTGGGATAGTTTTACTCTCGCTATTACTGGCTTTGTCACTCGCAATGTCACCGGTAATACAGCGAGGGATATGATCCAAGCAATGATGAAATCCGCCACTAAGAAAGAGTGGAATGGATGGTATCGACGTATTCTTATCAAAGACTTGCGTTGCGGTACTAGTGAAAAAACAATTAACAAAGTAGTGGAAAAGAAATATGCTAGTTACGCTATTCCTATATTCGGTTGCCAGCTTGCTCACGATAGTGCTAATCATGAGTCAAAGGTATCGGGCAAAAAACTTATCGAAGTTAAACTCGATGGAGTTAGAGTTATTACTATTGTACGTTGTGATGGTCGGGTGGATATGTTCAGTCGCAATGGTAAAGAACTTGCTAATTTTCCGCACATTGTAGAACAGATTAGTAGTGTAGTTAAAAAGGATCCTCCACCATATGACCTAGTACTAGATGGTGAGGTTATGTCTAGCAGTTTCCAAGATTTAATGAAGCAAGTGCATCGCAAAGACAATGTCCAAAGTAATGACGCTATCCTTAACCTGTTTGATGTGATTCCTTTGGAAAACTTTGAACAAGGTGCATGGGACAAAATGCAATCTGAACGTAGCGACATGGTCTATTACTGGCATAAAAAACATAAAGATGCATTGACTAGTGTTACTGTTGTTGGACACGAACTTGTTGACTTGGATACTCCCGATGGCCAGAAGCGTTACAAAGAAATTAATAGCTCGGCAATTGCTGGAGGATACGAAGGTATTATGCTTAAAGATCCAAATGCACCTTACGAATGTAAACGTAGTGTGGCTTGGTTAAAACTCAAGCCGTTTATTGAAGTTAGTCTTGCTGTGGTTGCTGTAGAAGAAGGTACAGGTAAGAACATAGGTAAACTTGGTGCATTGGTTTGCGAGGGCGTTGACGATGGTAAAGATATTCGAGTTAATGTTGGCAGTGGACTTACAGATGAAGACCGTGTTACGTATTGGGATAATGCTGACACACTCATTGGCGATATTGTTGAAGTACGTGCCGATGCTATTACACAAAATCAAGACGGCACATATAGTTTGCGCTTTCCACGTTTCAAAGGATTCCGTGGCTTTGTGCCAGGAGAGAAAATTTAATTAAGGTTTGATAGTGAAAATACTTCATTGGGCTGCTATAGTTTGGACTGTTTGTATAACACTACTAACAGGAATAGCTATTTCAATAAGAAATCCCCATTCAATAACTGAAACAAGAATTTTTTGTGCATACGGGAGAGTATTTGTTGAATTTGAAGACCATGATAAAATTTGGGGTACGGTTTTGCCAGACATGTACGGCAAGCCTATGCCTTGTAAAGAAGGTGTTGAACCTGAAATTAGTAATACAATTTAAGGAAAAAAGATGACAAATCCATTTAGAGATCAAGAAAAGTTTATGAAAGCCTGTGATCAAACCACAGGCGGTGAGTTTGACCAAGATCAATTTAAAATGTATCTTGGATTAATCCAGGAAGAATATACAGAATTGCAAGTTGCTGTAAATAACAACGATCAGTTGGAAACACTAGATGCTCTTATTGATATCCTAGTTGTTACTATTGGAACCATCCATAGTATGGGTAGTGATGCAGAAGGTGCGTGGAAGGAAGTCATGCAAACTAACTTTGCCAAAATTGATAAAGATACTGGTAAGGTTCGTAAGCGTGAAGATGGCAAAGTTTTGAAACCTACAGGTTGGGTACCTCCCAATCTCAAACCATTCGTTTAAAGGAGATTGATATGTTTGGTGCAAATTATACAGGTAACGGAGTAATGAGTTACCGCAGTGCTAGTGAAATTAATTCAGCAATGGGCCGTGTGTACGGGCATATGAGTTTGGCTGTGATTGTGTCCATGTTGGTCAGCTACTTTGTTGGTACAAGCCCGGAGTTGCTACAATTCTTTTTTACAGGTGTACTAAAGTGGATTGTGATCTTTGCTCCATTGGCTGCAATCTTTGGTGTTAGCTATGTATTGGGCAATAATCCTAGCAAGGGTGTAGCACAACTTTGCCTACACGGCTTTGCGGCCTTAATGGGTCTGAGCTTTTCTATGATCTTTGCTGTGTTCAATATGGGTTCAATTGTTAGTGCGTTCATGGGTGCGGCAATATTGTTTGGTGTGATGAGTGGGTACGGTTACTTTACTAAAAAGGATCTAAGCTCAATGGGTCAAATGATGTTTGTAGGATTGATTGCTATCGTCATCGCCAGTATTGTTAATATCTTTATTGGTAGCTCAGTTTTGCAGATGGTGATCTCAGCTTTGGCAATTATTATCTTTTTGGGATTGACAGCTTATGATACACAACAAATTCGTGAAGCAGTTAGTGTTGACACTAGCCCAGCTGTAGAAGTAACAGGTGCGTTAACATTGTATATGGACTTTATTAACCTGTTCTTAAACTTGTTACAACTGTTTGGCGAAAGAAAATAATTAAGGAATAAAAATGCGTAGTCATTATTGGACAATTAGTAAGTTTGCAGGATGGATTCGCGGTACTCCTAGTCCTGGTGCTCTTACATCCGAAGGTTGGGATGAGTGGCATGAAAAGGCCAGCAAACTGCATCCTATCCGTTATTGGATTGCTGAAGAAGGCCTGGACTACCTTCAAAAATTCGTTTACTATATACCGGACAAATTGAATGACATACGCTATTATATTAATAATCGTTGGGTTTCTTACAGCCATGGTCTTACCGCACATCCTCGAGACATCAAACCGGGTGCCTGGAGTGATGTGGGCAGTCGCTTTCTTCCTTGCATGTTCAATGAGCTTGTGGATTTTGTTGAAATAGAACAAGCATGGCACCACTGCATGTGGAGTGATGACGCCAAAACTGAATTCGAAACCCCATGGTGGCGCAAAGGTTGGCTACGTTGGCGTACATGGCGTTGTCCAGAAGCAGGTATGCAATACCTCAAGTGGGCAAGTGAACTTACTGTAGACGAAAACATGGGGTCCAATCCTGATGAAAAAGGTTACGGAGAACCAACATATCAAGCTAAGAGTGCTAAGGAAATTATCGAGCTGTACACTTGGTGGACCGTCACTTATCGCAATCGTCCAGATCCATATGATGCAAGTGGATGGACTGCGGCATGTGAAGCACAACGTGAGGCCAACGGTGGTAAGTTGAGTTTTAACACACCAAAAGATCCCGTACTTAAAAAGGCCAGCGACAAAGCACATAAACTACTTCAAAAGATTGAAGCTGATTACGAAAAAGAAGATGAAGAAATGATGATAAGATTAATTAAGATTCGCGGAAGCCTTTGGACATGAGTGAAAAAATAGTTTGGCTTAAACAAGTAAAAACAATCCTGGACAGAACTGGTCCAGGTATGTGTTTAGCAAAATGGTTACAAGTAACTCTACATTTGCAAAACGGCCATACACATAGTTGTCACCATCCTAACACACATAAGATTCCCTTAGAGGAAATTGAAAAAGATCCTAGTGCGTTACACAATACTAGTTTTAAAAAACAACAACGTGAATTAATGATGACTGGGCATCGTCCGGAAGAATGTCATTACTGCTGGAATGTAGAAGATAACACACCCGCAGGTAGCGAAGTTTTTAGTGACCGTATTTACAAAAGTGCTGATCCAGCTTGGGCAGGCGAACGCAAATATTTTGATGTTATGTTTGTAGGTCACGAAAGAAACATCAATCCAACATACTTGGAAGTTAGTTTTAGTCATGCTTGTAATTTTAAATGTTCATACTGTAGTCCACATATTAGTAGTAAGTGGATGGAAGAAATTGAAAAATTTGGTGGATATCCAACTACACTACAATACAACAATATAGAACACACAAAGCATCAAGATAAAATGCCTATTCCTATTAAGGAACACAATCCTTATGTAGAAGCATTTTGGAAATGGTGGCCGGAGATTTATCCAAACCTGCATACTTTCCGAATTACTGGTGGTGAACCGTTGCTGAGTAAAGATACATTTAAAGTGCTTGACTACATTATCGAACATCCTAATCCTAACTTAGAACTTGCTATTAATAGTAATTGTGTTTTACCAGACAAGTTATTTGAAAAGTTTTTAGAAAAAATTAAAATCATTGATCAAAATAGATCGGTGAAGAAGTTTACGTTATATACCAGCGCAGAAGCGTATGGAGAAAAAGCAGAATACATACGATTTGGTATGGACTATAAAACGTGGCTGTCAAACTGTAACAAATATCTAGCAGAAGTTCCAAAAGGAAATTTTGCTATCATGTCCACGTATAATGCATTATCAGTTAGTTCATACACTGAATTTTTAAAAGATGTTTTAATTATGAAACTAGTACACCATGCTAGCTTACGTTCGATTACTATAGATATACCTTATTTGGATAATCCTAAGTGGATGAGTGTAAGGATACTTCCAGAATCATATAAAGAAAAGATTTTAGAACAAGTTAAATTTATGCGCGACAATGCCTGTGGAAACAAAGGATTTCAATCTTGGGAAGCTGATAAATTAGAGCGTATTACATACATACTTCAATCTGAACAGGATAAAAACCATCTCAAAGACTTTGCATTATTTTTTGATGAACACGATAAACGTAGAGGTTCAAACTTTTTAAAAACGTTTCCTGAATATACAGAATTATACAATTACTGTAAGACTATATAATGACAAAAGACACCATATGTCCTGTTCCATGGATGCATCTAGCATTTGAACCTAGTGGAAAAATTGTCCCATGTTGTCTAACATCATCTCACAATTATTTTGCTGGGGATTTAAATACTAGCTCTATAGAAGAAATATGGAACGGTGATAACATGAAATCATTGCGTAAGCAAATGATTAACGGCGAAGAACCTAAAATATGTAATTACTGTTTTAATAAAGAAAAAATCACAGGCGAAAGTGCAAGGCTTTGGCACAAAAAAGATTTTCCAAATGTTTTAAAACAAATACCGATTGTTACTGAGCCCGACGGTGCTTGTAACAAAATGGAATTGCTGTACTGGGACTTTAGATTTAGTAACCTTTGCAATATGAAGTGCAGATCATGCGGTCCTCGATTTAGTAGTGCATGGGTACCTGATGCTAAAAAATTACGTTGGATTAAAGAAGCCGATAAAGTTTCTAACATCGAAAATGTAGATGATAAAACTAATTACAGTTTTTTAGAAGCACAAGTTAAGCATGTTCAAAAAATTTATTTTGCCGGCGGAGAACCCTTGCTAATGCCAGAGCATTGGGACATATTAGAAATGCTTGCCGAAAACAAGCGTTTTGATGTTAATTTAAGTTACAATATAAATTGTTCTGTGTTAGAATACGGACAAAAAAATGTATTAGATTATTGGTCACTGTGGGACTATGGCAAACTTGATATATGGCCTAGCATTGATGAAATCGGTGATAGAGCAGAATTAGTTCGTAGTGGAACAGTATGGCATAAAGTTGATGCTAATTTAAAAAAATTAGTAGCGTTGGATAACATCATCTTGCGTCCCAGTATTACTGTCAGTGCCTTTAATGCTTTCAGGATTCCGGCAATTATTGATTACTTCTGTCAAATTGGACTTGTAAAAGAACTTTACAAACACAGGGCATTTTATTTTAATATTGTAGAAAATCCAATGCACTATCATGTAAGTGTTTTATCAGACAATCTCAGACAGCGCAGTATGGAACAGATAGAAGAAGTTATAAACAAATATAATGACATGTACAACACTGATATAAGTCATGTGTTTACTCATGTTAAATACGAATTGGATAAACCTCATAATCCAGAAATGGCAAAGAAGTTTTTAAATATTTCTAGTCAAATTGATTTTCTTCGTAAGGAAAGCATTTTCCAAACGATTCCGGAATTAATTGAACTAAGCGATATGTACCCAAATGAGTACAAAAGTCCAAAAGAATACGAAAAATACTTAGAAGAACACCCGTTACAAGTTGATTGACATACCGAAGGTTTGGTGTTATAATACTTGTATTGTTAATTAAACAGGAGTCGAAATTGGCTAAAGCAGCAACCAAATCACGTATTACCAAAAAACAAGTAATTGCACATCGTACCCGTGCAGTTAAAGATACTAGCCCAGTTTGGGAAGGTTGTGAAACTTGGGACGCAGATACATTCCATCGTTTCTTCAAACGTGCAATGGACTACTACCGTCTGGAAAGTGACATTAAAACTTACAAGCCTGCGGTTGCTAAATGGATGGAGTCGGTTGGTTGTACCAAAGCTGATATTACAGCGTTCAAAAAAGTTAAAGATTCGCGTGTTGGCACCACAATGGGTGCAGTGGCCTGCTGTTTGAATCGAGGAATGACTCCTCTACGTGCTGACTTTAATAATGGACGTGATACTGCCGCTTGGTTGCGAGCAGAAATTGTTAAAGTTATTGCCGCTGGCAAGGACGACATTGACGAAGTTGAAGCCAAAGCATTAGAAGCTGCGAAGCCTGCTGTTTATACTCCTAGCATTCAAGAACGTGTTCGTGAAGCCGCTTATAGAATGACTGAGGAAATTGAAGATGCTATTGAAAGTTTCCAAACAGATGCTGAAAACTTTGATCCAAAAGCATTTAAGATGCTTAACTTGCTCAAAGGTAAAGAAGTCAAAGCCGCTCACGCAAGGATCATTAAAGGGTTCTACAGCAAAGATTTAGCAGAACTGGAGGAGTTGGCATCCGGTGATGCAGATGAACAGCTACGTGAGGGCTATAGCCACCGTAGCAAGAAGCAAATTAAGAACTTGATCGTGTTCTATCAAGAGATTATGAGTGCTTGTGATATGCTTGCTCAAGAAGCCAAAGTTAATCGTGCTCCACGTAAGACTAAAGCAGTTCCAAAAGAGAAATTGGTTGCTAAACTCAAGTACATGAAGACTAACGAGCCTTTAAAACTTGTAAGTATCAACCCAACTGACATTATTGGCGTTGGGGAGTTGTGGGTTTATAACACTAAGAATCGTAAGTTAGGCAAGTATGTGGCTGCAGAATTCCAAACATTAGGTGTAAAAGGCACTACAATTACAGGATTCGACGAGTTTAAGAGTGTATGCAAAACTCTACGTAAAGATCGGAAG